CATTTACCTCATCAAATTGTGAGGCATTTTCATCAAGTGCAACTGCAAGTGGAATAGTTTCAGGGTCAAGTTGTACAGGGTCTATGTTACATCTACATCTAGTACATCCATCGTCGGTATATAGAAACAACGGTAGTTTAATATTTTTAAATGGATTATTTAATATTGTATCAAATGGTATAAAGTCAGGACATTCTACAGGTTCAGGAACATTAATTAAATCAGCAATCCCATTAATTAAAAATCCAACCGCCTCACAAATAGCAACTACTATATTTATGAGACCAAGAATAATAACTAAAACTGGAGTTAATATTATCCAAAGAAAACCAAGTACGTGAGATATTACTGTAAGGGGTATAAGAATGAATTTAAACATTTCCAATATGAAACTGAAAAAGATAAATAAAATATTATATCTGTAATAAGCATCATTTACTGGAAATGGATTTTTTGTATCTTCACAAGCCTCGTCATTTACATATTTGATTTGTATTGATTTCTGAGGTAAAAAAGAACTCGAAAATCTATCAATCAATTGAGAAACAGTGTAAACTTTATTATAGGTAAACTCAAAGAATCTATCCTCACAATCGACCGCCTCTTGTATCATATCAGAAGTGCCATAATCAACCCAACTTAAACTATACGCATATGAACCTTGTACTTGGAATTGTTGTCTATTGTAGACATCAACAAATAATCCACCTCCTGTATTAGAGTCAATTAAAGTGTAGTTTATTACAACTGTATTACCAACAAGTTCCGGTAAAGGTATTGTATCATGTAAATCAGGTCTTTCTATTCCATTAACAAGTATTGTCCATTCTGAAATGTTATCAGTACCTGTAACAATATAATATTGTTCTGGTGGTACCGCACCAGGAAAAAGAAGTGTTGCAGAGTTTTCATTATCAGGTACATTTAACTGTGACGGACTTGGATTTGTTTTTGCAGGGTCATCATTAGGGTTAGTTGAATTAGGAACATCGCTCCATCCCCATTCTTTTACGTTTGGTACCAAAAAATACCCTCTTCTATCTTCCTCTCTTAAAGATGTTGATTGTTGCCATTTAATTTTAAATCTATATCTTGCTCTTGTGGGTACACCAGCACTACCATCAGGAGAAATTCTTCTAATACCATTTTCATCAGTATATTCATAATCCAAATTCATCGGGACATCTACAACCCACGCCCCATTTGCATCAATTAATTTACCCTCATTTTCCAAACGAAATTCTTCTAAGATAGGTCTACCATCATCGTCTGTAAAAATAGTTTGTCTAATACAATCGATTTGACCTGGACCTGATATTAAATCACATAACCAACCTTGCTTAGCAGGAACTTTACAATTTCTTTTAAGTTTTTTCTTATTGGTAGTTGAGATAAGTGAACCCATAAAAATAGCAACTGGTTTGAGTTCTATAGAAGCCTCAGTAGTTAAGTCAAAATCCGCTCTTACAATATAGTGTTGACAAATCCCTTCTTCCCCGTAAAAGGGAGCAACTTGGATTGTTTTTGTAAGAGTTACAATTTGAGGTAATTCGCTATAATTTTCTGAAAATTTAAATTTGGTTCCATTTACCTGACTCTCAACTGCTCTACCCATCCTTATTAAATCTTGTGGGGATAGAGAAAACTCACCAATATCAGATAAGTCAACTTGCATGAATAACTCATATTGTCCGACTGGAACACCAAAAATCATAAAGTCCCCCGAATCATTAGTTTTTGCCGTGAACTTATAATACTTATCATATACCTCAACAACTGTTGGATTTGTAAGTGCATCAATTCTGTCAGGAAAAGTTCCAACGGGAACGTGTCCTGAATAAGATTGTGAATATGGTAATAAGTTATACTTGTATCCGTCTTCGTTGAAGTCTTCAAAACTTCTATATGGGTATAATGTTGAAATTATAGGGTTAGACTGGTCCTCTTCTGAGATTGGGATAAAAATCGAAACTCTTGCATTTACAAGTCCTAACCCTTTATTAGCAAAAACTCTTCCGCACACAACACCAAAATCAGCACAACTTCTTGTGTAAACCTCGTTTGGGAAAATTGACAGTGATAAAATTTCTAACTTGTCATAATCTTGGTCTAAATTAACTTGTAATACTTTGTTTGTACCAACTTCGGTTCTAATTCTATAAGAATTGGGCATAACTATTTTTTTTATAAATAGTGTACTCTATTTTTTGAAAAAATAAAGAATTAGGAGAAATTGACCGTACTTAAATTTTTAACCCTAACCTGTATATCTTGGTTATCGTACCTTACTTGATATATCTGCCTTGGCTCGGCAAAAATTGTTTCGTCAATAATTTCAATTTGTCTTGTCGCCGAGTCCAAATATCTCTGTGAAGTTTCGGCAGATGAGTAGATTCCTCCCACCTTGTTAAACACCATTATATCCGTAACACTGATAACTCCATCCTCCTCTTGCATGATTCTTCTTATTTCAGAAATATTAACATTTTGACCCATTTGTCTATTAATTGGGTTCATGTAATCCGCAATTTTTAATATAAGGTTTGAAACAACAATTCCTTGGTTTTGTGAAGCGTCTAATACAACTGATATATCAAAAGATAGGTCTATTACATTTGCAGGATAAACATAGATATAATCATTAATCATTCTATAGTTTGACAAATAATTTGCAATGTTTGTCATCAGCGTATTTGATACAGACGAGGTGAGCTTTCCTGTTTGGTCATAAGAAAGAACATTAATTTTAATCTTATTATCCTCCTCAGTTATTGCCACTTTTGCTGGAGCTCCAAACTGAGATGGCATCTTTCTGAGTAACGCTTCGTAGTCATTAATAGTAACCGCTCTGTTTTGTGCCGCAAAATTAAATGCAACAAAATTTCTTACTTCTTCTGTTGTTGGGAAGTTCGCCCCTCCGATTGCGGCTGTTGTATTATTACAAGACAGTGATTGTATAACACTACTGTTTATAATCTGTGAGGGTCCGTTAACTGCAAAATTTACTGTTGCAATTCCGTTAATAATATTAACACCAATATTTGATGAGAGTCCTCCACCTATTCTATACTGAATAAAAAGTGTTGTATTTGGTTTTAATACTGAACCTAATGAAAAGTTGTTTTGGTATTTGGATAAATCAAGTGGTTGTCCGTTTCTAGCAAATTCTCTAAGTAATTCGTCAGTAGAAGTATTACCTCCACCAAATGTTAATTTCATATAACCCTCTGGAGTATATTCTGTAATAAATCTGCTTGTAGTTTGTAAATATCTACCCACTTTAACACCAGGGGTATCAGAAGTTTTTGTCGGGTCTTCGATAAACACTCTGTCTTCGGCAAGAGCCTGAACTTCATACCATCTATTATTTGCACCCAAAAATTCTTGAGCTGAGGGTATGTTTGTATAGTTTGTTCCGTCTTTCAATAATACACTTGTAACACCAAGTACATTTCTTTCAGGTAAAAATATCTCATAAAATGGTCTTGATTCTATATCTGTAATAGTTTTTTTAAACACTTTTGTAACACCATTCACTACCGCCTCTCTTTTAACAATTGTATAATTTACAATAATATTATTTGAGTCATAGTTTGGAATAACAAGTCTGTTAACAAAACCATTAGAGTCAAAATCAGATGAGAAATTACAATCGTTGGGTAATTCGAATATCTGTCCTGCACCTTGTACCTGACTTCCTCTTCTTAAAATTCCACAATATCTTAAATCCTCTTTATCACCAAAAGCTGGTACAACAATAGAGAACTCAACAAGAGCAACAGAAGGTCTTAGTCCAGGTATTTTTAAACCATAAGTTCTTGCTATGTTAAATACAGACGACCTTTCTTGGGCATATTGTAAAACAGTTTCTTGTAAACTTCTGTCAATGTGGTAGTGAAGGTTATCAGTAACGGCAGCATTCAAATCCATAAAGACGCTAAAAATCGCAGCATCATTAAAATTTTGGACTAAATCAGGATAATATAATTTTGTAAAATTAATTAATTCATTCCTGATATTTTGGAAATCCCTTACAGTATACGATATTTGTTTGTTAGCCATTACTTTTATATATTAATAATTATAAAATCACTCTGATTAAATACATTATTTGTGATTGTATAATCAATTCTTACTTTTGCAGTATATTCTAATCCCGCTCTACCGGGTAAGGCAATTGTATTATTAGTCATTCCATCTTGAGTAGTTGTTGGATTTGTTCCTTCTTCCGTACTTGCATCAGTAATAGAAATAGTATTTATTTGAAGGTTTGGTATATATTTTCCAACCGAATCTCTTATCTCTGATTCTATTTGATTAAAGGTTGGTCCATCCAACGGTTCGAAAATATATTCATACAGTCTTGTACCAAAATCAGGTAAAAAATATCTCGCGCCTTTTCTTGTTAAAAGTAAGTGAATTAAACTACTTCTAACTTCTTGGTCTTCAAAATCTGTAAGGTCTAAATACTTTCCATCAAATGAATCCCTAAATGGGAAAGTAATACCATATGTTACACCATTTGCCATATCATATAAATATGGAACTATTTAATTTCAGTAATATTATAATAGTAACAATCTCCATCTTCAGCAACCCACCTATCAGATAAAGTTTCAACTGAAGGTAATTCAGTATCCACTTTTATCTCTTTAGGTTCTATTGGAAATTTATTTGTAATCCAATTAGAATCTCTCCAATAAATTCTGTTGTTTGGTTGACACAAAAGATACCCATCATCGGCAATTAAAATATGACCGCATTTATAATCAGAAGGTTCATCAGAATATGAATTTTTATACCAGTCGACTGTCATAAGATATGTTGCCCAAATTTTTGACCCATCTCTTAAAACGACTTGACATCTTTTTTCATATAAATAATCAAAAATGTTTACTGCAACATTTTCTGAAAAACAATCCCAAAGTTGTTTAAAATAGAATGGTATGTCATTATCGGGTTCTTTTATGAATATTTCAGAAATTGGAACCCTTGACCTTAACATACCATAATCGGTCATTATATGAAATGTTAAAATTTTACCTGCTATAGACTGAATTCCAAAAGCATATGCCTTATGAAACTTATTATCGTCTTCCGCATTTTTTGTAAAATGTGAAACCCTGACCAAACACTTAAACAACTCAATGTTTTCGTTATAAACTGCCATGTGTTAAATATTATGATGAACAACCAAAACAATCAAATTCACTATTTGCCGGTTTTGGTGGTAAGTTTAAATTTGAATAATCTACTTTAGGTGGCTCAGGTGTTACATTTGGTTTTGATACTTTTGATATATCTACAGCCAAGTGTTTTGCCCCTGTTGAAATTGCCTTTGTTCTAACATAATAACAAAGTGTCTTCAGTCCTTTTTCCCATCCGTAGAAGTGTGATGATGAAATCTTTGACAGGGTTGGATTACCCATATAGATGTTCATTGATTGTGATTGGTCAATGAATGGAGCTCTGTCAGCAGCCATTTCAATCAATTCCTTCTGTGAGATTTCCCAAATTGTTTTGTATTTTGGAATTAAGTGTTCAATTCTTTTAACTTTCTTATTGTATTGTCTGTCTTCAGGGTCAAGGTAGTTATTGAAATTAATCCCCTGAACTGAACCTTCATTAAGAATAATTTCATTCTTTAGGTCCTCACCCCAAATACCTAACTTCTCAAAGTCATTAATCAAATATTTGTTAACAATCATAATCTCACCACCAACTACACGTCGATTAAAAATCGCCGAGTGAGCCGGTTCTGTCATTTCATATGAACCTGTAATCTTGGCCGATGAAGCAACTGGCATTTGAGCGGTGAATAAAGAGTTACAAACTCCATAATCTTTAACTTCTTCTTTAACTGATACCCAATCCCATCTTCCTGATAACTCATTTTCTTTCAAACCCCACATATCAAATTGGAATATTCCCTCTGACATTGGTGAGCCGTTAAAGAAATCATATGGTTTATATTCTTCTGACTTACATAAACGGCAACTTTCAGTAATTGCAGCAAAGTAAATTGTTTCAAAAATATCTTTATTAAGTTTCTTAGCCTCTTCTGATGTAAAGATGTAATCCATCAAATAGAATACATCTGCAAGTCCTTGTGTTCCAATTGCAATCGCCCTTTGTTCACGTCCACCCTTGTTTCCTTTTTCAGTTGAGTAGTTGTTAATATCTACAACTTTGTTAAGGGCTCTAACAACTTTACGAGTTTCTTCATACAATAATTGGTGGTCAAATATTCCGTCTTTAATGAAATTCTTTAACACCATTGATGACAATGTACAAATTGC